TTCCTCGCCATATCTGGGTGCTTTAACGGCACAGACTTTCATCGTGCCCCTAACGCTATTCATAATAAGGGCAGCAAGAGCTTGACCCTCCACTTCGGAGGCCACCAAAACAAGAGGACGGGATTCTCTTGCTGCTAATTCCAAAGTTGGATAAATCTGTTCAACATGTTCCACCTTATCATCTGTTACAAGAATGAGGGGATTGTCATATTCCACAGTACCTGTTCTCTCATTGGTTATAAATGAGCTTGCAAGGTACCCAGTGTCCATTCTAAAGCCCTCTATGAGTTCCAAGGTGGTTTTCATAGACCTTGCCTCTTCAATGAGCACAGAGCCATCCTTGCCCGCTTTATCAACGGCTGTGGATATAAGTGTTCCAATAGATTCATCATTGTTTGCTGATATGGTTGCGATGTCTCTGATGTCTTCTTCTGATCTTATCTGTCTTGCAGACTCTTTCAGGGTTTCAACGATCTGTTGACAAGCCATATCCATTCCTCTCTTTATTTCAATTGGAGAGACACCGCTTACAATATACCTTTGAGCCTCTTTGATCATGGCTCTTGCAAGAACGGTAGTTGTTGTCGTTCCATCTCCGGCTGTGTTGGCTGACTGTTCTGCTGCTTGTTTCACAATCTGTGCTCCAACGTGTTCGACCGGATCATCAAGCTCAATGAACTTGGCGATGGTTACTCCGTCTTTTGTTACGACGGGAGTGTCTTGGTCTTTGTGATATAGAATCACGTTTCGTCCTTTAGGACCGAGAGTGCTTGCTACGTTATCAGCAAGAGTGTCGATACCTCTTAGAAGAGCTTCGGACAAAGCACTTCCGTTAGAATAAGTCTTATTCATTTGGCCTCCATGTTAAACTTATATATATATTATAACCGCTTTTGGGTTATTTGTCAAGTATTATTTTATACTTTTTCTTATGTCTCGTATCGATTCGGCTATCAGTTGGTCAAGAGATTCGAACTTATTTTCTTGAACGATTTTATTGGTTGTTTGATCCATTTGACCGTACCCTTCTTCGCTGGCTAGCTTTTTAACGACTGTTGAGAAATTATCCTCTGTTTTCTTCAAGGATTCGAATGCATCATTTCCTTTGGCAATATCACCAGAAGAAATATACATCTTTGTAGATTGTTTTACTGTTTGCATCTCGGCGAACATATTTTTCATAGCAGTGTATGCTTCTTGAATATCTTGTTGTGTTGTTTCTATAGCATTGTCCATCATCTCAGCAAAATTTGAAGTGGCTACAGATGCTAGATAAATTGTTCCTGCGTGTGAGCTTTTGTCAATCGCACTGTCTAGTATAACTTTTTTCTTCGTACCATCCACTTTAACTTTCAAATCCCTGTTACCGGCTTTAAACTTTCCACGGCTATCCATGTTTACAGAAAAATAAAACAAGTCAATTGCGACTATTCTTGCTGGATCTGATTTTCCACCTTTACTAGCCTGATTTCTTCCTGTGTCTTTTATGTCTTCTTTTTTTATGCCCACGACATATTTTACAGGTTCATTGACGTTAAACCCACCAACGGCTTGGCCTACATTTGAAGGGTTGGAATAGTATTTTGCACTACCCTTGGTCCCATCTGCGCTTATGAAGTCAGTGGCTCCCATTTTTCCTTCATCAGTTGTTTCTTTTCCCGTTACTCTACCTTCAACCAGCATGGCGAGAAGATATTCAAAAAGATAAGCACCTGCTCCTGCGTCCATATCTTTGATGACATAGTTGAAAGTATCCAATAACATTATATCATTCAATATCTCCGATGCAGTTTTGCTTTGTAAATCATCTTTTCCAGTTCCCTTCCCAACAGATGCTTGAAAATACTGACTAGAGATTTTACTAAGAGCTTTTATCCTGCTGTAGATATTTCCGGCATGGGCCATGGCTCTTTGTACTATCATTTTTTGTGCTGGTGGAAATTCACCAGTCTCTGCTCTTCTTGTGGAAAACTCTGGCCCTGAGATTGTAGAATCCGGCACTTGAGCGGCTTGAACTTTCTGATCATACGACAGCTCGATCTGAGATAATAGTTCTATCGCAGTGTTTGCTTTATTGATTTCATTTTGGGTTCCAAATTTACCATCCTTCAGGCCATCTTTAAAACTCCTTATTAAAAATCTTGATGCTTTTACGTGTTCTATTTCTAAAGCATCTACATTGTCGATCAAATATTGAATGTCTTTATTATCAAGAATATTATCTGGATGGACGGCTCCCATGAGTGCATTTATTGCTGACTTGGCTTGTGCTGAGTGTCCTTTATAGTGTGGAAAATCCTTCGGGTTCTGAACCGAATATGGAAATTCCTCCCTTTCGTTTAACACTTCTACAATCATCTTGTCTATTGCCTTTTCGTCTAATTTCATTTATGAAACTCCTATTCTATTGCCTTAATTAGTTCTTTAATGTTCAATCCGGCACAATCGATCTTGGTTTTTTTCAAATGATAGTGCGATATAAAACCGCGATATGTTCCGTTAACCGCCGTTCTGTATGTTGTGTCAGTGTTTGGTGTCTTCAATGGGATACCAGCAGCACCATGAACAGCTTTCATCAGAGCTTTAAGAGCTTCCAATTGTACGTCATAAAAGCCCAAAAATGGCTTTAGAGTCTTGCCGTGAACCTTCGCCTTGTCCCACACCGGTCTCTCTCCGAAACCGTGCTTAACGTACCATGACTGGTGCTTAGGATAGTATGCGTTTGCTATCTCAACACCAACAGATGCTGCGTTCCACTTGGAAGAGCCTGCATGATATCCGATGTGGTTCATGTCCAGCGGTTGATATATTGTACCATCGTTGTCTATGAGGAAGTGAACAGATAACCCACGGTTCTGTAGGACTCGGAAGGTTGACTTTGAGTTGAGACAGACGTCCCAATGGCATACAAAGTTCTTTATCTCTCTCTTCTCGACTACTTTCTTATAGCCCTTGGTCAGTTTCATTCCTCCTTGCATAAACGGAAGAACAACCTTGGGCCAATCAATATCAAAATAATCGTTATTGTAGATGATACTTGTGCTCTTATGCTCAGGTATATTATCTTGAAGGTATTCTAGGGATGCCTCTCGGTCAGTCCATATCCTTCGGTAAGTGCCGGGACCACATAGGCCATCGGCTTTGAGACCAATTCTCTTTTGATACTCTTTAACTGCTTTCGTCAACTCTTCATCAAACGACGAACACCCGAACCAGTCGGGTGTCCATCCAAGACGAGAGGCGGAAGCTTCATTATAAAACTCTGCGTCCATTATATTACCTCATCTGCAAGTCCGTATTCAACGGCTTCTTCTGCCGTAAGGTATACGTTAACCTTTTGATCTAACATCTTCCTGAGCTGTCTCTTGGTCAAGTCAGTCTCTGTAACAAGACATCGGATATAAGCATCTTGTATTGCTTGTATCTCTTCCAGCTCGTTCTGAAGATTGTGGATCGCTCCAACTGAACCAGCAGATACTGCATGGATCATAACTCGACAGTTCTTCATTATCTTTCTCTTTCCCTTGGTTCCAGATGCTAACAGGAGAGTTCCCGCTGACATTACCTTTCCCATGCCAACAGTTTCGATGTCACACTTATGTTTTGCAAGTCGCATGATATCGTAAATGGACATCATATCGTCAGCAGAACCGCCATAAGTTGAGATGTATATCTTCATATCATCAAGGCGTTCTTTCCCTTCCTTTGGCTCTTGTTCTGAAAGACTTATGATACCGACGATCATTTCGGCTGCTCTGTCTTCATTGACGTCTCCATACATTAGAATTGAACGGAGATCTTTATCATCTCCTCCACCACCTGTTAGTGCTGCCATCAAAGCAGCGGCTGCTTCCTTTTCTTCTTCTGTTGGTTCGTCATTCACTTGTTCCTCGACTGGAACAGGTTTGGCTTTCTTTTTCTTATCTTTCTTTGGTGTTGTAAATTGTTTACTAAATCTCATTTGGCCTCCTTGTTGATTTTTAGTTCTTTATCTATCCATTTCATCATAGTATCCCAATCATGGAACTCAACCAAGTTACTAAAGCTTTTTGGAAAGTTCCTAGTGATTGAGCTAACAATGTCTCGCTTCATATTATTCATTTGAATCTCATGAAGTTTAACATGGTTTTCTTTCTCTACTTGAGAGAGGTTTAGTCTTGCCAGTTCAATCATTCGCATTTCATGAACAAGGTAAGCAACCTCTACTATCCTTACTATCATATATACGACGTCCCTCAAGAGATTCCGAAGTAACATCACAGAATATCCGAGAGACATTATGTAGGAGAATATGGAATGACACACCCAACCGCAAAAGAATATGCAGATGTAAAGTAATATCTGTTCCACTTAACCTCCAGAAAATAAAAGGATGTTGGACATCCTTATATATTATAACACGTTATAAAGCGTTTGTCAAATTATTTCTTTCCAAGGGCTTTGTTAAGTTTTGCTTGGGCTCGCTTGGCTTCTAAAAGACGACGAGCGACTCTCTTAGCAACAACCTTAACAATCTCTTTTTGCGAAGGCTCATATTTGATCCCTTCAAGAGCTAATTCTAGAAGAGCTTCTTCATCTTCGTCACCAGCTGGTTCTTCAGCACCCAAATCCATTTCTGGTTCTTCAGCACCCAAATCCATTTCTGGTTCTTCAGCACCCATGTCTGGCATGTCGTCAGCTGGTGCAGCTTCTCCACCGAGAGCGTCAACAAGTGCTTGGAGGTCTCCGAGAGCAGCAGCGGCTTTTTCAACCATCTCTTCCTCTACTTCGACTTCTTCGCCATCGGCGTCAGCTAGGTCCATTTCAGGTGCTTCTTCAGGAGCATCATCCATTTCTACAGGTGCTAAGTCAGCTGGTTCTTCAGCAGCGTCTACTTCTTCTTCTGCTTCATATATTTCTTCATTATACATCTCATTGAGAGGGCTAATGCTTGCCAAGCTTTGAAAACGACGTACTTGGGCTTCTGATAAAAGTTTTTTAGACATTGATTATATCTCCTTAATGTTCAATCTATTATAAATAGAAGCTAAAAGTGGAAAAGTATTATAGATCCGGATGTTCTTCGGCAATTAAATCAAAAATATTCTCAAGCTCATCATCTTTTATACCGAACTTTTTCATAAGATCATCTGATGCTTTGTCTTCCTTCTCCAAAACCTTGGCGGAACGCTTCTGTCCGATGTTCTTATTGTCTTTGTATTTGCGTATATAATTCATGAAGGTTGAGTCATTCTCAATCATCCCCGTCAGGCAAGCACGGAAGAATTCAGCCTGTGTGAGACTTTCTCGTTCAAGCTGAATTCTTAGTTGTGCATGTCGTATATCTGTATCCATAAATACGACTTTCTTTTTAACTTCTGACATATTCTAATTAGTTCCGGTTGAACCAAAACCACCCGATCCACGTTCAGAATCCGAAAGTTCATTGACTTCAAGAAATTCTATCTGCGGATAAGGCAAGATCATTATCTGCCCTACTCTGTCTCCTGCGAGATATGTATTAGTTTTTCCACTGAACTTGAGTATTATCGGTCCTCTGTATCCAGAGTCAATAACACCGACAGCGTTGCGAAGAGATAAGCCAGTCTTTGATACTGATGACCGTGGAAAGATAAGCCCAACATATCCGTCGGGTATCTCCATGGCTATCTGTGTATCGTAGACTTGGTTGCCGTACTTATCTATGATGTGACTTACAGCATAGAGATCCATACAAGCGTCTCCGGGTTTTGCATATCTAGGCACCTTGGCATCAGGACTCAGTTTCTTGATTTTCACTTTCATCTGGTGCCTCCGGATCTGGGTTGAGTGCTTTCAACATTGAGTCAAACTTTATAAAGGCTAGTCTCAAGTTGTTCATAGACGTTTCCATCTGTTCTTTGGTTAAGTCTCCATAATCTTCTTCTTGATAGTTCTCAAGATAAGAGTTAAAGACTTCTGATACACAAAAAGCAGCGACTGCTAAGTCCCCTTGAGTTAACAAGGGGGTTTCGTGTGGGTTTTCATTTGTCACTTCCATTATTCACCTCCTGATGGTACAACTTGCTTAATAGAGTTGAATAGGTCAATAAACTCGTCCATATCAACATCATCTTTGATCATCCTATGGATCTTAACGGCTGTTCGCTGTTGTTTAGCATCAAGCCATTCATTCTCCTTATAGTCTGCTTTGAGATCCTTCAATTGCTCTTTGTATGGAGCCATCGCGTCCTCTATTGCCTTCACAGATTTGATAAAGTCGATCATATGACCTGCTTCGTCTTTGTCTGTGTCTTCGTCGTCCCATTCGGCGACCATTACTATTTTGTCTTTATTATCATTCCACATAAATCCTCCTTATTGGTTATTGTGTAGTTATACTATAACATGCCCTCGACAATTTGTCAAGGGACTTTTATTATTTTTTTTATTCTTTAAGTTCTCGAAAGGTTCTGTGAAAATAGCCAGATATTGAACGTTCCCGACTCTCTCTTCGGCGCCTTTCTTTGTTCCACTTTGTGAACGAAACTGAGATTTTTTTCGGATAAAGATCAAGTCTTCTGCCGTCCTGATTGAACATATTGATTTCTGCTTTCTTAGCCTCATCAAATTCGGTATAGAAATATTTCTCTTTACCAGTTGATGAGAGGTGACCATGACCATACCCAGTTTTCTTTATTTTCTCCAAAAGAGCCGCAACTCTGTCTTCCTCTTTTTGATCGGGCCATGCTTCTATTCTAGCTAAGCGGCGATCTTCCAAATTTCTTTTTATCTCTTCCTTTCGCTCATATCTTTGACGGAATAGTTTATCTCTCTCTTCTTGTTGAGCCACGAACTCTTCTTCCGTTCCCAGACTCTCAAGGTGTTGCTCCAAGGACCCTATTCTTTCTATGATATTGTTATAAATGACCCTTGTGTCTTCTAGAAGAGATTCCCAAAGAATTCTTTTTTCAAGATAAGGATTCTTTTTGCTTATCTCTTCGACAGTGTTGCCAAAGGCAGATAAGACCGTGTTTTTCCCCCACTCGGAAGCAAATGCTTCTTTGAAACAAACAAGATCTTGTTCTAAATCTTTAATTTTCTTGTTGATAGACCTCATTGAAGAAATTAGTTTTGTTGCATCTCCTTGATAATAGGGACTTTCTGATCTCCGCTGTGGACTCAAATCATTCATAGCCTTTTGAACTCCATTTTTTAACTTTCTAATGTCGACATAAAGCGATTCTCTTTGAGCGCGAACTCTTCTTTCGTTTTCAGCAATAAAAACAGCAAGTGTGTTTGCCTCACCAAACACTTCCTCATGTATCTTGAGATTTTCTGCTATAGCCAATTCGTTGAGATAATAGTTGAAACCGTCGCCGGTTGTCATATATTCAAACTCCTCTTGGACCTTTTCTTTATGAGATTTTTTACGAATGTTCCAGTCGTTGTCATAGCCACGGTAGTCTGTTAAAGACCCTATCTTTTCGTTCTTCCACACATCCCAAGAAGTAATCGCTGATTGCCTTCTTTCGGACCAACTAGCTTTGCGATACTTTTCATCACCATAAAAATTGCGTGTATTTGTTGATTCTGTGTTCGTTCTTTCGTAAAATTCCGGAAGATTCATGTTGCCTATGGCTATAGGAAAGCGCACCAACTTGCTATGGAATTTCTTTTGCTCTTCAAGATAGGCAATTGAGGCTTTGGTTTTTGCTACTTCCCATCGATATTGGATCAGCTCTGTGTCTTCTTTTATTTCTTCATAATCGAATTTTACGGTAGCACCAGTTACTGGTTCGTAAACCGTATCATGAAGATTGCGTTGTGGCTTAGCTTCAAGGCGAAGCTCACGGTAGTTTGTGTAATGTTTGTTGTATGAATTGTACGGCATAGTATCCTCCAAGGTTGTTAATTCATTGTTAAGAGAGCATGACTTAATGAAGTCTTTTTGTTGGAGATCACTTGGGCTCTCAATTTAGCCTTCAACCTCCTTCTGTTTATATTATAACACGTTTGCGTTATTTGTCAAGTTTTTTTCTTAAAATATTTCACCAGTAAAATCAGCTGTAATGTCTTCTTCATCTACTTGCTCTCCCTTATCGATTACGATAACGTATTCGATGTTCTTCTTTTTCTTTGCATTCTCTGCTTTGTCTCCACCTGCTCCGATGCGGGACATGACATGTCTATCATGTTCTTTTTGATGGAACTTGTAATCCTCATATTGTTTACATATGTCCTCCATGTCACTATACTTGATAAGACCCTCGTCTGAGTAAGAGAATACACAATATCTAACAGGAAGTCTGTCAATCAGTTGTTTGGTTGCTTCCAAGGCTGTGCGCTTTGAATACCAAGGGCTCTTCATTGATTTATCCCAGTGCTCATTTGTCTTTTGCTTTACTCTGTCTATTCTTCTGTTGGTCTTGAGACTTACTTGTGGCTTGTCCCAACGAGCGATGCTGTCCCATATATGATAGTACGTTGAGTAGTCTGCTGCTGTATATGGCGGATCAAGATAGGCAACCGATGCATTTGGATAAGTTAGTTTAAGAGCATCACCACATAGATGTTGTCCTTCCATACCTTCAATGCTTGGGATGGCAGTTAATACTAAGTCTTTATGTACCCTATCTGATTTCCAACCTTTAAGATAGGCTTGTTGAAGGCCTACTGTATTGTCCAGCTTGTCAAGTGCGAAGATAAGACAGGTAATGAGATAGGATTTTTCCCATGGCTCAATCTCCATGACTTCGATCTCCTCTCTTATTGCATCTGCCTTGGCTCCGTTCTTCGGATGCCAGACTTTTATATTAACTGTCTCCTTCTCCATGGTGAAAGTCTTTGCTTTCTTTGTTTTCATTACTTTTTTACCTTCTTCTTCAACCTCTTCAGAGATCATATCATATACCTTCTTGTCGACTATTATATCAACATCACAATAATTGTTAGTCAACCAGTCTGCTTTTGGTGGGACAAGGTTCAACTGATCTATATATTGTTGAAGGTACGATACCTCGCCATTATTGCATATAAACGCCTCAGAGTACACTTCAGAGGCCCAAGATAAGTCACTAGTGGTAACATCATAACCTCTCATTTTGAGAGCCTGAGCGACCCTTGTCGTGCCTGTAAACACATCAATTACTTTCATATCTTCTTTATCTAAGTCATCAATCACTTGCATGATCAACGGCAATATCTTGCTTTTACTCCCTAGGTAACGAACACCATAGGTCGTGATTTTGTCTTCTTTATCCATAAATTACCTCCTTTATATTTTGTAGTTCTTTTTTATAGTTGTCAAAGCCCCAAATTATTTTTATTTTCAAGCCTTTTTGTTTTGCCTCTAAGCAAAATTCCTTATAAACCTCGATGTCTTCTGCGGCGGAACCTGTGAATACATACCACAACCAGTTATCACCATCGTATACACCTTTCTCTATTTTCATCAAATCATAGAATACTTTTTCTTCTGTTGTTCCATGTTTGTCTGAGTGTTTTTGCTCTAGGATGATGCCTCTTCCGCTTTTTGTAATTGGTATGAAACCATCAGAGACAAACTTTCTTTTCTTTCCTTTCGGAGTTGTTTGTCTCCACTCCTTGGGTGGTTCGTGATATCTCCTACCCCATTCTGATATTCCGTGGTCTTCAAAATCTTTTTTAAGTTTTAAAAAAGAAAAGCCAACAGACTCTGTTATACTCGCTAGCATCTTCTCTGATTTGGTACCAGATACTGCTGCACCATGATTATGTTTCTCTTTACTCATATTATCCTCCGAGTTTGTAAGTGTAATATAACACGTTTTCTTATTTTGTCAAATATTTTTTTATATATTTTTTCTCAACCCACATTGGGCGATCACAAGTTGTCCATAAGATCTTCATGACTTTCCACTCATTACGGTAATCAATGATGATCCCCAATGGTTCATTTGCTAGTGCATATTGCACTAATTCTCCTATCCTAAAAGTGACCATGCGATATCAACGTTCCCATAAGTACTAAAACCCCAGTCTAATGAATACTTTGGCTTTAGCATATACGGTCTATTGGTATAGATCACATCCTTATCGGGATTCACAGACCAACAACGTATCCTAGTTTCAACAGAGTTAGAATCAATAAGAGTAATCATAAAGTAGTGCTTACCATTACGAGTCTTCTTCTTCTCAACCTTTCGAGGAATAGCCCAACAGATTTGTAAGTCGGGGTCATACTCTGAGATAGGAGGGACGAACTTCTCTTCTAGTCTGTTCTGTATATGATTGGTCATAACCATTGAGATAGGGAAGATACCAGTGAGACTTGCATAGTGTTCTATCTTCTCCTCTTGGGTAAATGAACCCTCGGGACGATACTTTTCAATGTTCTCATCTAGTTTCTTCTTAGTTCTCGGCTTGTCGACACATACGGCAGACCAGAAGTGTCTGTCACCTGTGAAACGTTCATCCACCAAATCATCTAATGCGCCTGCTCTACACAGAACATCAAATGCTTTCTTGTTCAGCTTGTTGTACTTAACCTCGGAATGAAATAGCATCTCTTCGACAGTATTGAACGGCCGATGAAGAAGTATCTGCTCAAAGGCAGAGTCACCAAGGCCCTTGATACCAGTCAACGGAGCGATGAGTGTCTCATCATCTTCAATACGCCAAGTATCCTCTGAATAGTTTACGTGCAACGGCTTGATCTTATAACCATGTTGCTTAGCAAGGTTGATTGCCTTCTCCTTACGAGACTCTGGTTCCTTATCCAAAAATGAAGCCGTCCATTCCGTTTGGAAATAGGTACAGAGCCAAGCACATTGATAAGAGATCACAGAGTAAGAGACAGCGTGAGACTTGTTGAAGCCATACCCAGAAAAATACTCAAAGGTTTGCCATAGTCTCCCAGCGGCATGCTTATCAATACCATGACCAACACAACCACGAATGAACTTGGTATGTATCTTGTCTTTGACCTCAAAGCCTTTGCCAGTTCCTTTCTTGGTTAAGATCTTACGAAGTAGATTTGCCTCATCCATTGTGATTCCATCACCAAGACGATAAGCCAACATAGCTATCTGCTCTTGGAAGATAAGGAAACCATGTGTCTCTTTGGTTATTTCTTCGATGATTGGGTGAAGATACCGCACACTTGATGGGTCTTCAACTGCCTCAATATAAGACTTATCAACACCAGCCGATAAAGGACCGGGACGATAGATAGAAGTGATAGCAGAGAGGTCAATGATAGACTTAGGTTTGGCTTGCTTAGCAAAGCGCTGGGCTCCATTCTCTGTGAACTGAAAGATACCAATCCACTTACCGTCTTCAAAGATAGTCTCATAGACTGCTTGGTCATTGAGATCAATCGTATCCGGATGGAGCTGCTCGTCATAAAACTTTTTAATGTCCTCAAACGTTGGGTTCTCGATACCATGGTGACGACGAAGGATCTTACCAATACAGTCCTCAATCATACGAAGAGTCGATAAGCCAAGTATATCAAATTTGATAAAGCCCATTGGTTCAAGTTGTCGAACGTTTTGGCCCTCAGACCACGGAGTCTGTCTGACTCCTTTGGACGAGATAAGGGGCATAAAGCGGTCTAAACCTTCACCGACCACAACACCACCAGCGTGACGAGAACAAGACCTGTAAGAACCTTGTAGAGCCTCGCAGTGACTTTGAACGTCTGGGTACTTCTTGAAGAACTTCTGAAGAGAATCAGAGAATTCTATGACTTCATTAAATGTTGGAGTATACACGCCGGCCTTGATACCGTGCTTCTTCTTTGCAAGAGGTGTTGCCTCTGCCATCATTTTGCCAGTAACAGCATTGACTTCGATGAACGGAATCTCATAGAACTTTGATATGTCCTTGATAAGAGAGCGTAGTTGCAGAGTATTCCAGTTAGAGATGGGAACAACAGTTGAATTTCCCCATTGTTCAATCAAGATGTCCTTGAGAGTCATCGGGTCAGATACATCATAATCTATGTCAGGATAATCCGTAGCATCTGATCGAAGGAAACGGGAGAATAATAGTCCATAAGCAATAGGATCGATTTGAGTGATGCCCAGAGCATAAGCGACCAGAGAACCAGCCGCAGAACCTCTACCGGGGCCTGAAAGTTGTACTTCATTTGTTTTATCCGAAATAGCTTTCATTGTAAGAAAGTATTTTGAGAAACCACGGTCAGCGATTACCTTTAACTCATGCTTAAGTCGCTCCTCATACTCGTATATAGTCGAGCGAGACTTCGTTTGCTTGCTCATTAAACCTTTTTTCCTAAGAAGAGAGAACAAACCCTCGGACGCAAGTCGTTCGAGATAAGTGTCTTCCTCATATCCAGCAGGGACAACGAAGTCCGGAAGACGAACAGTTGTGTCGGGCAAGAAGTCCTCGCATCTCTCAAACGCAATGTGACAAGACTCTTCAATAGAGTCTCGAACCATGTCGTCATCATATTCAACACCACACTTCTCAGAATATTTCTTGTAAGACTCCCACATGTCGTCTCCGTTCTTTGGGTAGAGTTCAAATTCTAGGTCTTCCCTCGCCTCGGGGAATTCGCCCATCCATTCGGGCTTGCCTTTGCCAATCCAACCAAGACGTTTGTATAGTTCTCGGTGCTCCCAAGCATCAGGATTGGGATAGTGAGAGTCAGCAGTTGATACTAACTTCATATCGAATTCGTCAGCAATTTGAACAATATATCGATTGAGTTCATGCTGTTCGGGTACACTGTTCCATTGTAATTCACCATACCAACGATCACCGAAGATATCTTGCATTTTGCGAGTAGTCTCTCGCATGCAGTCCAAGATGGCTTCCTCACCTTCTTCACGGTTCTGCCAGTAGCAACCAGCATACACTCCGCCAAGACAAGCAGACATAGCAATGACGCCCTCATTATATTTAGCGAGGAGATCATAGTCCATGCGTGGTTTGCGATAGTAATAGTCTCCATGATAAGATTCCGAGACCATCTTGAAGATGTTGTTGAGACCAGTTTGGTTCATTGCGATAAGAATAAGGTGACGAGTACGATTGATATCCGACTTGGACAAACCTTTGGACTCACCATCAGCCTCGATATTTGTGCCGGAACGATCAGCATCAATCGTCTTGGCTTTCTTCTTATCTTTCTTAAGCTCTTCGAGCTTCTCCTTCCATTCGGGAACCGATGGAGTAAAATATGCCTCAACACCAAAGATTGGCTTGAGGTTCTTTCCGGCTTCTTTCATCTTCTTTGCATGAAGCACTTGATAAGCAAAGCCATTCATGTTGCCATGATCGGTAAGTGCAAGGGCGTCGCACCCATTTAGGTATGCAAAGTCCATGTGTTCTTGTGGGTAGCCAAAGCCATCAAACGGCGAGCCTACACCACTATGAGCGTGTAAGTTTACAAAGTTTAATGTACTTTGTTCTCTTTTATTTTCCCCATTACACCTCTTTACTTCATCCATTATTCTTTGTATCTGCTTAGTGTTTTGAGATACAAGACCAGTAGACGTGTTACGAGATATTCTATACTCAAAATACCCATCTTTAGTCGATTGGTCATCATCAATAAAGTCTGTTACTACCTTATCAATCGATATTTGATCAAAACCTAGTGTAAGTAAGTGTGATATTGGGAAAGTAGATATTGTCTCTCCCTGTTTTTTAATGATACCATTGTAGCTTTTGCTCAATGGTCTAATTTGTAAAATTACATATGTTTCCATGTTATCCTCCGAGATATTGATGTTTATAATATAACACGTTTATAATATTTGTCAAGTGTTTTTTTTGTTTTTTAAATTTCCCAGTCTTTCAACCAGTTTAAAGCTTTTTCTTCTTGTAATGTATCCCTAGGCTAACCTTCGTAAGTTTTTCTTGGCAAACTTGCCCGAGGATTCATCATATTCCCAAGCTTCATAACAACCGTTCGCTGTTTGCTTAGCAAATAAAATCTTCATCATTATTGGCATACCTGAATTTTTTACATTTATGTTTTTATTCCAGCCTTCCATAAAGCTAATAAAAGACTCTCTTTGTTCCCCTATGTATTCTTCACTAGTGATATCTTTTGTTAAAGTATCACCAACTCTCACACAGGCTTGAATTCTATCACCAGTGGTCGTCCAAACTTTTCTAGCTAAGAAAGCAGCCATTGTAGTTTTTTGAAAGTTACCAGTATGCGTAGCATATCTTTTTTGTGGAACTAAAGAAGTTTCCGGGCTCCAAGTAGATGAAGGCCAGTATTTCTTCCATTCAACATTAATCTTCTCATCATCTTGGAAAGGAATGGATTGACTGATGTGTCCAGCAAAAGCAATGTTCTTAGCCCTTGTCTTTAATCTAGAAGAGGTGTTTGGTTTCCATTCTTGGCACCATTTATCAGCCCATTCTAGTTTCTGTTCTTCAGTATATTTTAACATTGCAGGGTCTAGTTTTGATTTGATGTCAAACTTTGTGGTAATTTGATGAGCAATATCTTCAGCAGTTTCTGGTTGTGTTTCATCACCTGTCTCTTTATTAGAAAGGCTGGCAATATCACTACCAATGTCGTTTTTCTCATCAACAGTAAGGAGATCATCACAGTCAACAAGAATGCAATGTCCTGTAAACTGTGAATTGGGATAATTTTTAAATCCTTTCAATATTGCTCTAACTCTGTGGTTTCCAATTGAAATATAGTATTTGCCATCAACTTTGAAAACAAAAGGTAGTCTGTTGAGTTTTTTACCTTCAACATAGAATTCTTCCTCTAATTGATCGATTTTTTCAAAAGATTCAGAAGTCATCCTGCATTGGAAGTAGCCAAAATGAGGATCTTCGTGGCTAGCAAATAATCCTTGTAGACTCTTGATATTTAATAATTTTACAGACAAGTTATATTCCTTGATAAGGAACCAAGCTTCTCTTTGTCGAGAATCACCCTTGTCTATTTGAGGGTTTTGGTACCCTAGTGAAGATATTCTGTCTTCGATATCTGTGTAGTTAAACGCTTCTCTTAATTTAGGTTTGTTCATAATTCCTCCGTTGTTGTTATGATACTTATATTATAACATGTTTGTAATATTTGTCAAGTATTTTCTATAAAGAATCGAAATAAATAACACCTGATACCACTGCGACGGACAATCCAAGTCCGATCATAATTTTTAAGAAGTCTGCAACGAGCATTGGAAAGATCACGTTGATCTCTTTCCCCTTATTGAATGTGCGATAGACGGCCAACTCTCGGCCGGCCAATAGTCCAACGAAGACCCAAGTCGTGCTCATAGGGATTGCACTGTGTATCTTGAAATACCAAAGAACCATTGCATAGAACAAGTCAATGAGACAAGCCGAACGAACGAATCTTGTTCCGCTCTTGGATAAGACGATCTCTTGAATCTTCCCACCTTTTGTATAGAACAAATGAGCGAGACCTCCAACAAGGATAGCAATAACTCCAAGCATAGTTGATAGAGACACTCCGTCTCTTGGAAGATAGACGAATACATTGGCAATGTCATGAGACAGCCACATATACCACAAGAGACCAGTTGAGAACCATTGAGCCATCGACCAATATCTTTTGTGTTCTTCCTTGACCGGTTGCTTCTCATCGAGAAACCGAGAGACCACCGTCCAAATACCATAAGCAGCAATGGCGGCAACGCCATAACCGAGAGCGGACTTCATTATGATCTTCTCCAAGACAAGACCACTTGAGAACGCACTAAGGGTTAACAGAGTTGTCGAGACGGGAATACCAAACCTAGTAAGGACGAGCAACAATATTGGTGCTGCTGCGTGGTACCAATAGAACTGTTCGGGAAGAGGGATCTTATCCAATCTCCCAAATGCAATATCGCCACCATACCAACCCGATAAAAGGGTTGCGGTCAAGATAACCGATGTGAAAGCCCACATCCAATACCATTTAACCTTTTTGCTGTTGGAACTAATAAAGGTTCCGAGCGTTTGAGCACTATCGTTTCCAATAACGGAATAAGCCGCCAAGAGAAAACCAATAGAGCCATATACCATTGATAAAGACACAGCAATTCTCCTTTGTTTTTTTTGCTATATTAAATAGCATATAAGATAATGGAAAACAGTCTTGTCGCATCATTGGTACAAACTATTTTTTATACTTGATTAACTCGTAAATGTTTCCAAATGGATCTGCTTTATAGACGGATAAACTGCTGTCCCTATGGGGCTTAGCACAATCATTATCGTTGAACTCATCAACCTCAAAAGCAATATGAGGAGGATGTTGGTGCTTTGATACAAAGGCTAGCTTTATATTCTCAAATTGAACAAGACCCCAAGTATCATCAACATATAGGATCTCGGCGTCAAAGATATCTCGATACCACTCGGCTGCTTCTTTTGGGTCTTTAACCTGCATGGCAATGTGATCAATCTTCACTGATCCATCCGATAAACAATATAATCGCACTGATTATACTCAATAACATTAATATATAAAATGAAGTCATCTTTTCTCCTTTTCGATCTTTCTCAATACTTCTTCTAATAGCGAAAGAGCCATCATAAGCTCTCGGTTGTAATCATCGACTGATGTTGTCCAATATCTTGCTCGTTTGAGCTTTTTGACAATGCCATCAACCAATAACCACATTTTTTGTTCGTGTTGATTCATTCCGCCTCCATTGTTATAAGCAAGGGATGAGCATGGCTCTTAATGTGGTCATGACATCGGATGATCTTCATCTCGGCAATTTCTTTTGAATAAACGCCGGCAATGCCCTTGCCCTCATTATGGACCATCATGGTGATCGCATTTGCTTTATCAATAGACATGTGGAACACATCAATTAATACTGCTGCGACAAAGTCCATGGGAGTATAATCGTCGTTATGTAATACAATCTTATACTTCTTTGGTGGTTCTATCTTCTCTCTTGAGCGGTCCTTGGTATCAATACCAGTTCCCGTTCCCTCTTTCCGTTGTTTTTTTCTTTGTGCCATTGTTACCTCCGTTGAAAAATAGCTTGTTGTGCATTTGTTTTGCACTGGTTAATTTGCTTATGTGTGAGATCGCAATATGTTCTTGCGATAGCATACTCTTTTGCCAAGAGTGTATTTGATAATAATATATTATCCGCACATACTGCAACCTTAACTCCGGCGTCAACCCATTGCTTTATGGGATGATCGACAATGGCCTTTATAACCCCAGTATGGTGGTTGGATGTTATGCATGCTTCGATGGTTACTTCTTTTTCCAATACAAGGTCAAGGGTCTTCCAGTCATTCAATAGTGTTAGTCCGTGACCAATGCGTTGGGCATGAAGGAAGTTGATCGCAACTTCGATTTCCTTTGGCGAACGCCCTTCAGCGGCATGTACGGTTCTTCCAAGACCCATATCTCTCGCTTTGGTGAATGGTTTGTCATAGTCTAATAGGTTATATCGATGTTCTTCTCTCGGTGCTCCTGCGAGGTCAATGCCGACAACTCTTGGGCGAGTTCTTGCAATCTCAACAAGGGTATTCAATACACTTGGTGGTTCTCCGTATAGTCCGCAAAGAATAAGGTTGGCGTTCTCGTCGAGCCCACTAATGGCGGCATCAACGATCTCTTCGACGTGAGCACCATTGTGTAGTTGTGGGGCAAACCTTATCTCCGTGTGGGATACTCCATATGTTCGTGAGTCTTCGCATATCTCTCTTGTGACCCTTTCAACAGCGTCGGGTTCTTGGAGAGCCGATAGTGTTATTTTGAACTTTGATAGTGCGTCGTGTATCCCCATTCCCGGATGAAAATAGATATCCTCGGGTATTGGGTAATTTTTTTGGTGGAGTAAATCTTCCAAGGTACTGGACCTTAACGACCCATCTAAATGACAATGTAATTCTACCATGCTATCTCCCTTTCTTTGTTAGTAATTCAAACTTAAGTTTAACAAACTCTTTTCTTATTTTGATGTGTTTTCCTGAAAATAGGAGAACATCTACCCATAATGGTCTGCTGTCTCCAACGTCAATAACAACTCCAAGTTGTCCTTTATATTTTGACATTGCGGTTCGGTGGAACCTTCCAAGTGAAAAAGGTCGGATCTCCACTACTGTTCCTACTTCGTATTTGAATCTCACTGTTTTGACCTTTGGAAGGTTTTTCTTGCTGAATACTTTCATTCTTTCTCCGTTAAAAATGGTGGACTCTCAAGGACTTGAACCTTGGGCCATCCGATTATGAGTCGGGTGCTCTAACCAACTGAGCTAAGAGTCCTTGTGTGATAATTATATTATAACATGTTTTGTCTTAACTGTCAAGCAAAATCATTTCAATTTGCTCAATTCTGTTCTTGTGTTTTAATATATATTCCTTGTGAACAGATATTCTTCTTAAATATCGCTCTTTAAAATCCGGATCTTCAATTGACAAAATCCTAAATTTATCAATTTGTTGCTCTCTTTTCTGTATGTTAATCAACAAAGTATCTTTTTCTTCCATCAGCTTGGCCGCTGATTCTTTTGAAATTGTCTTTTTTGACTTGTATATTCTTCTATAAAATTCTTTAAACATATTACTACCTATCAAGTAAAAATCTTGATTTTTCTTGGAATAAGGACATGTTCTCTTTTGATATCTTTGCTTCATGAAAATCGCCAAATAAGGGATTTTGAAACCAGACCCAGATGAAGTCCTCTTGTTCGTTGAAACAATAGCATGTCATACCCTTTTTAAATATGCCTTGATCCTTGATTACAACGAAGTATTTTTCTTTATATCTCATACTATAACTAGTATCTCAAATATCTGTCTCTACTAAAATAAGAGAACCTTCCATAACATGACAATATTCTCCTCCATCTATTCTCTTAATCTTATATTCCACAACATATATTGGCTGTGGTTTGTAACAATCGAACCCTATCACCTTAAATGCAGTGACCTCTGCTATAACGCCCATACCATCTTTTAAATAAAAACCGAACGCACTTCCGACAGCTCCCGGCCTTATAAAGACCAAATCTCCTATTTTGAATTTTGGAGTTTGATCGATTGGCAATTCATCCACACTTATGTTTACGAATTTTTCGGGTGGGGTAGTCATGTCATCTCGAACCTCGCAATGTTATCACATATCGTACACCCTTTAAGGTATCGACCAGTTTTGACTTTTGGTTTGTCATATGAACCACAATGTGGGCATATTTTTTCAGTTTGTATCTCAGCCATTTTTATTGCACCACTAATATAATCATCAGTGTCTCCTTGGGTGTAAAAACGCAAGAAGCCGAATTTGCTTTTTACTTGAACTATTTTTATAGTGGTTTTGTCGTACGACACCTTATGTTCAATAAGTCTCACCAAGTCGGCGATTATCTTATCCCAAGGTCTCGGCACTGAGTAATCAAAACATTCATCGAATGCGTCAATGACAAAGTCTTGCATTTTATCATCTAAGTGCTTTGAGAGTCTCTCCCATATATATGTGTTCTTATTTTCTTTCATTATACCTCCAGTTTGAAAATCTCTTCTTGTCTGCACAAAGTGGTCTCCCAACCATTTGTTATCTCATAATCATACCAAGAGCAGTCTAAACTATGCTTGTTAATTATGCCTTTTATCATCCAAACACCCTTGTCATTTAACAAATCGCTATTTGGAAAATATCTTATAGGATCGCCTAATTTAAAAGTCAATACCACCTTACCCGTATAAGTTCCCGTAAATCCACCCGTTCCACACAACTCTTGGATATGTTCCAGACATGCATCGTAGTCAGGCCAAGGCGCAAACAAGGAGGATGCAAGATCATTCCCATCGTGTTCCCACCATAGTGGACTAGCGATAAATATTGTATCAATGTTCCCGTTCTCAGTTCCACAATAACTCCCCCATCCGCAATCGCAAGGATCACATTCACAAACTGGACATATATCCATAGCACACCTCCTGTCTAATAAATAGTGCCGGTACCGACGACTTCCCATTCCATATGGGTTTCCACATATGAATTATTTATATCAGTCTCAACAAGTTCGATTTTATGACGGACAAGGTGAATTGCTGCCAATGAGCCAACTTGATAACTTTGTAAATATTGTGAGGGTATCGTCATTGTGCCGTGGTCCGGTCCGGTACAGGTAACATATCCAAGAAATTGTGATCCGTCCCAAGAGTAGACTGCGACGGTGACCATAAAAATAGAGTCGGAACTGGTCGGTCCCCACGTAAATGTTGCTCCGGAGCGGTATATTGGGGCTTCAAAAGCATAATATGGATCAACCCAAAGCATGGTATATGGTTCAATAAAATCGAAACCATGAGAGGAAATAAAACTATAGTTCCCTTCGTCTGTAAATACGTCATATCTGCTATCCCTTTCCAGTTGTGATTCCCAGATCTGGTTGTACTCGTATGTTCCAAAAGCAACTGGGTTTGCTGAGAACGTATGGTATTCTCCTTCTATATAGATAGAGGGACCGACATCTATTGGAACTGTTGATGGACTGGTTGATATTAAGTTGTTTGTGCATTGTCCATTCGGTGGCATCCATTCGGTGTGGCCATCAGATGATGGTTGGTGAAATGTTGCTGCGAATTGTATTGAAATATCTTGGGGCTCGCCCATACAAGCCGGACAAGCGACCTGTCTTAGTTTTAAGTAAGTATATCCGGATATTCCACTGCGTTCTGTTTGCTCGAATGATGGTTCTCCGGAAGGTTCCCAACTCGGCTCAAATGTTGGTTGAGATGACGAGGATGGCTCTGATGTGGGCTCTGTTGTGACCGTAACTCCGGACGTATCCTTTGTCTCTTCTTCTCTTTTCATGATACTTACGTCTCCGTAACATGCTAGTAGTATTGATAATATCATTATATCTCCATTTTAAATAAGTGTTTTAAGAAAACTTTTATTAAACGTTCTCTACATTTCTCGTCGTCTTCGCATTCATAGAACTTCCAAGAATACATTCCATTGTTTTTTTCTATTTTCTGTTTAAGTTTAAAGGCCTCTTGTTTCAAAAGAGGCATTACCTCTGTTATATTATCTGGTTCTATTCCTCTTTCTAGAGCTTCTTCTAATAAAATAGACCAATCTCCATTCTCATAAGCTTCGTTTATCATTTTAAAGACTTTTGAGTCTCCGCCATTCTTATCGGGATGAGATTCTTTTGCCAGTTGCCTATACAGTTTGTTCATCTTCTTCTCTTCTTTTTTCTCGGGTTTCTTGTTTATTATGGCCAGTCTTCGCTCAGAGGACTCAAACATCTCTTCAACTCTCTCCGTATTTTCTTGATTTGCAGTATTCAAATCAATATCATTGTTGGCACAATATTCTCTATACTTATTTTCAAAAACCAAATGTGCATCCAATAGTACGGCTTCTTGATATTCAAGTTCGCTTCTTAAAAACTTAACCTCCATTAAAAGTTTCTTATATTTCTTTACTCTTATAGACATTATAACATACCTAGTCTGATCTGTCAAGTGCAATTCGTTGAAATTCTGAATATTTTATTATTCTTTCATGAGGTCTTTTGACTGAGAGGGAGTATTCCGAAGATAAATAGTTCCTATAATCTTCCCACGATCCAAGATTAAAAAACTCTTTTGGTTCATAAGAGTTATCAGGTGTTATATCTAGTTCTGTAAAAACATATTTAAGGTCAAACCATCTTGCTGAATATTGTTCAATTGCTGGTAAAACTCTAGATGGCGCTCCAGAAGCGTTATATTCTCCATCTGCATACATTCCTGTTCCTGTTCTGATGTTTCTTCTGTATCTTATGAATTCGTCTTTACCAAATGAGAAAGATGCGAAGTGATTCTCATTCATTGCTTGTCCGTTATATGTTACATAGAAGTTCTCATTAGAAGATATTTTACTTCTGTGTTCTCTTATCTCGGCAGGATTGAATATTCCATATGGGAAAGAAACCCAATAGCGGTCCGGTATTAACCATTTAGAGAGCTTTGAAGACACTTTGAGGCATGTTAGTGCTCCTTGGATAACAGACCACGACAAACAGTCTCTACGGTCTCTATCCTTTGGATGTATTGGGACATAGAATATTGGTATCCTTCGTCTCGACTCATCGGGATATGGATCGTGCTTTCTAAATGCCCAAACGGGGTCTTGGATGAAATCTCCAATGCGATGCCTTACAAACGGCGCCGTATCAGCATGAAGGACCACCCATATCGTTTCGCACCCAGCATAGGCACACTCGTAAATAGCGGCTTCTAACATGGTGTAGTTGGCTGCAACGGGCATCATAAAGTCTGGCCATTCCATGCCAAAGTCTAAGGGTTGTCCCGCACAAGGTACAATACCAGCTAAATGGTAAGAGTTTGTATTGTGAGGTTTTGAGTTAATTTCCACAGTTGACTTCCTTTATCTAGTTGTATGTCCAGTATCTCTTCGATTGAGAAACCGTTGTTGTATTTATAATATATCTCTCGGTACATGTGCTCTATCTTCACAGCGTAGTGAAGTTGAAGTCCTTTCTTGTTGTATCCATTTGATTGCCCTCTAATTCCGGCATCTTTCATCATTCTCAAGGTTTTGAGACGGGCATATGTCTCTGAATAATAAGGATCGTCAATCTCATTCTCTGAGATAGTTGATAGAGAGCAAACGTCTTTCATGTCAGTTCTGGTTGATTTTCTGGTTGATGGATGAAACAATAGCGTGTGGCAGAATTCTGATGTTGGATCTGCCAAGGCATTAAACTGGTGTCTTGCTCCTGATCTGACCGCAAACCAATCATATAGTACTATTTCGTCTGTTTTTTCTTTGTCAAACTCGATCATTTCGTTATAAGCCACCTCAATCTTCTTATTATCGAGAGTTATTATAACCATTTTGTCGTCTTCCAGTCGAAACGTCTGTATGTTATTGGGAAATATGACCAGACCGGCCATTGACAATATAAATAATAAGCGATCCCAAACTTGACTCTTTCGGTGGTGGAGCTTGTTTGAAAACCCTATAAATGATAAATCCCAATGTTCTGGGCAGAGATCCAATTGGAACGGGATATGTGGGATATCTACTATTATCGGGAGGTTGTTTTTATATGCATACATCACAGCAGTCAATGAACCGCCAACTACAACTTTATCAAAATATAATTTATTCAACTTTCCTCCTATCTAGTGTGGCCTTGTTTTTCTATTCCCATAATGAAAGATTCAAACACTTCTGCATATTTAACGAAAAAGATCTCAGGAACATTGTCGACGATATCTAAGAATTCAAAAAATTCAACCGGCTTTTCCCATGCGTCTAAGCTCTGTTTTGTCCTAATCAATAGCATTTCTAAATAAGGCCCCATCAATTCTAATTGCTTTTCAGGGGGCATTTGCAATATTGGATCATGTGGATTACCATATGTCAATATAAAAAAGTTTCTTACCATCTTAGCATAGCTCCTGTCGGCTACTGATACTTCTTGGTTACGCTCCTTTTCTATCTCTTCGGTGAGATCTCCCAAGCGATAGTTTGCATCGTAAGAAACAGGATCTAACGGTGGAATCTCTGAGTCTGGTTGCTCGCCCAAGGCCTGTTTTACTCTTCCCATTAGGTTTTCCATGGAGAATAAAAAGTGATGTTGTTCTGGGATATTCTTCAACTCTGGTGTTCTTTTGAGCATGAAATCTTTTCCTGCTCTTGTATCCTTATAAACAGAGCGTCTTCTTGTTGCAAATACATAATCATCAAAATGACCGGGAGCATTTTTGAGCATATGTGTCGATTGGTGAGTTTGCTCTTGATCAGCTGATCTTTCATCCAACATATTTTGGATTATAAAATCAACATCAGAAGCTAAGACTTTCTTGTCATAAGAGTTCAAACTCATGAGAAAGTGACCAACTCTTTCGTTTAACTCTCTGTTAACTGCTGCTATATTTTGGTTATTTTGTAGCTTACCGTCAGGTGTTACTCCTCTATAGACGTATAATAATAAGTTTGTTTCTTTTGGATTTGTTATCTTCCTTACCTCACCATCGTCATCCATCATTTCTTCGCCAACAGTCAAATAGGGTCGTTGTAAAAATCTGTCTATATTAACGCCTATCTCAATTCTAGACTCTTGAACCTCTTGCGGAGCGTGTGTAATTTCTCCCGTTGCTCTTGTTTGTGTTTGTTTATATCTATCGGTTGTGATAGATTCTCTAAGAAATTTATTCTTTCTCAATATCCGTATTTTCATGTACTTTTACCTCTTCTAAAAACGTCTCTGGCATCATTTTAATTAGTTTGCCATCTATTAAAACGTCATAAGTCCACCAACCAAAAAGCAGGATATCCTTAGTGCTAGTTTTGGTATAGTGATAGGCTTCACAGTTTATCAAGCCGTATTCAGCTTTGGCACCTTCATATTGAGCGAATAAAAGACCCAAGTTTCTAATTTTGACTAGGTCTCCGAGTTTAAATTTAGGTGGTGCTTTCTGAAATTCTTCCATCTTTGGTTTCACGATACGACCCAACAGCTACAGGCCATAAGTCGCTAGCAATTTCCAAACATGCTTCAGCAACTCTCTGAATCTCCCATTGCGCACCCTCATGAGTGCGAAGGTCTATAAATTTAAGTAGATTCGAAAGGTTGCAAGTTCCGTAGTATTCGGTATATAAGTTCTGTGGGAGTATCATTCTCGCTTGTTCTCGGCAGATGCCCTTGTCCAACATATCATTATATGCATCAAGGCACTTGTCCGTGCATATACTCAAATAATCAGAAACCCTAATAGACGCGTCCATCATCGCACCATCATCTAAATCCCACATTTTGGGGTTAATCAGTTTTTTGGGGTCGGATGCTTGTCTGTTGCTTTCGTGTTGTGTTCGAAATACTTCTGGTAGATAGAATTCCAAGCCTTTATCTGTATATCTTCTCGATATCTCATTGTAAGACCACGTACGGTGACGGTGGTGCTGAGACCGTACAAAGAGAGGCACAACAAATTTAAAAGTAATAACGTTATGCTCAAATGTTGAAGTGTGTTTGTGCTTAACGAGATACTTAACCAGTCGCTTATCTTTATCATCGAGTTCATCTTTTGTGTTACCAAAGCTAACCCTAGCACTATTAACGATGGTAAGGTCAGTACCCATATGGTCAACATAACTAACCCTGCCAATCTGATCATTATAGAGAAATAGCGTTCGATTGTATCGATCACTCACCCTTCACCTCGTATATTCCACCAATTTGACGTCCATCGACGTTATCGATTTTCTCAGGTCTTACATTGGCCTTGTATTCCATATCTGGGTCTGTAAAGAATGGAATAACAAACTTCTCATTTCCAATTCTCGAGAACATATCTTGTCTCCCTTGGATACTAGCGTCATTCAAAATAACATCCTTTTCATCAGAAACGGTGTATTTCTCTGCTTCAGGCCCTTCTTCGGGATGGCACTGGATAAATAAAAATCTAAAATAGATGTTTGCTCCTGCTCCTTCATCTGCCATAGCTCTTTGTTTTTCACCCCAGATAACGGAGTCTTGTAAATACTTTTTACCAAGCCAAACGATAGATGCTTTAGGGGCATTTACTACAAGAAACGAGTTTTCAGCTGTTCCGAAATATTGACCATCTATTGGGTAATACCTCAAACCCTGAGATTCCATATTTTTCACTAAATCTTCCATCATTGCTTGATTGTTCCAATCTGGTGGTGGGTTTGGTGGATTCTCTGCTGAGAGCATGGCGACAGTATACGGTCCGCCGGCTTGGAATTGAGCCGCTAAAGCTGCTCTTGCTTCACCTAATCCGATCTGTTCTTCGTTTATCGGAGATGAGCCCATCTCTTCCAAAATTAGTTTCTTTAAAAAATCTCTAGTTAGTTTCATCATTAACACTCCCAAATATGTAGTTTTCTAAGATTAAATAGATCTTTTGACCCTTTATCTCCATTTCTTGAAGCATAGATCTTTGAAAAATAATTACGTCACCTGTGTATAGGGAGAGATTGCAGTCATCAGCATAGGTTATAATTTTACCCAATGCATACGGTGATTTTGGTTTCATGTAATCCTCGGGCAGCAAAAAGCCCTTATCTTTCTCTTCTTCTTGTTCGTCAAGTATCTCAACCATGACATGTCTATTGAATATTTCTTTTATCATTTTACCTCCAAATAAAAAACAGGGTGTGAAATTTAGTTTACCTTGGTCTACACCGGCTTATTCAGCTACAACGTCGTGCTCACACCATGACCACGATCATCACGCAAAGAAAAGTTGCTATGAAATCTACCCAACACCTAAAGCCGAATAGCAAAAAATACCTCTTAAAAAGTATTATTAATAATATAACACATTAAGAGGCATTTGTCAAGTTTTTTTTATTTTAACCCAAGTTTTTCTTGCTTTGGACTTCCTTTCTGAGTTCTTGCAATTCTGTTCTTGCCAAGTGCATGATCTTTCTTGCTCGGACCGCAGCAGACTTATATCCATAAGCATGTTCTTCGACCTTTTCCAAATCAGCTATTGCTGCTTGGAGATTCTCAATAAGTTTTTCCATTCTCTCTTTCATAATATACTCCTTAGATTATTTCGCAAGCTCCACCAGCACAAGCGGCTTCGCCTTTAAGATTTGTGTTGTCCTCTATCTCGATCACACCGTCAAGATTGACTTCAACCAGTGTAGTAAGTAGTTTCTCATACGTTTCTTCATCGCAGTCCTCAAACGGAGCCTGTTTATAACTGTGCTCAGAATAAGGCAAAACAGACAAACCATTGTAATTGTTTTTGTTTTCCCACATCCATTCTCCAACCTCAAACCATTCGTCTGGTTTAATAGTTATTGTTGCCGAAACGTTGTTTGAATTTTGTCCACTTCTATGGCCTTTCTTGACCCATTTAAGGTGCACATCTTTTACCCTACCCAATAGGTCCAAGGCACTCTCGTGACGCGTTATAGAGCCTTCTGGGGCCTTCTGAGGTACACTTATGACTGCTGTGTCATGTGGCCTGAAGTATTCATCTTCAACAAGCTCTGGGTGCCTTATTGTTAGATATTGATATATTGATTCGTTCTTTCCAACCCTTAGGCGTCTGATGTAATAGTCATTGTGCCATGCGTGAATGCCACTTGACGTTCCAAGTGTTAAAGAGGTTGTTCCTGCTGGTTTCACTGTTGTACACCTAGCTGCTGGCTTTATTCCTATTTTCTCCGCAATTTCTGCGTTGGTTAGCTTTACAATCTCCGCAGCTCTTGGCATATCCAACTTAAGTACATTACCTGATGCTATCCCTGTCATTGAAACTCCAATAAGATAGTCTTTCTCTGTGTTTCTTTGCCATACTGGCCTGAGGTAGTGAAAGTCGGTATATGATGCTTGGAGGGTTCCAATGATGGATGCGGCTCGAGACCTGTCTTCGTATTCTTCTTGAGTCTCTATATCACTAACATTTATCTCCGTGAGGTTGCAAAATTGAAAAGGGCGGAGAGATATCTCACAACAAGGATTACAACCGTAGTCCTTATCATTAGTAAAATAAAAACCGGGCTCACCAGTTCCTGATTGCTTAACTCTATCCCATAAATCCAGAAATGTATCCTTATCAATGCGATGACGCATGATAACAACAGAATTGTTTGCCCTACCTCTTTGAGGATTTGTTTCCCACCAATTCCCTGCTTTTGCTGCAAGCATAGCTTGATCATCGGCAGAAAAAAGAGAGATAAGAGCAGCACGGCGAATACCACCAGCAAGGACGGCATCGGCGATGTGGCAGACAACATCGTGGACTTCGATAGATGATAGTTGATCACCTTCTTCTTTTGAATCGAGTATTCCTTCAACTTTAACAAGACATTCTCTCAATGGTTGGGGGCCGGGTGCTTTACCGCCGGATGTAACTAGTCTTGCACCTTTCGGACGGATATCCGAAAAGTCAAATCTTAGACGACTTGTTCCCTTAAAGTAGGATTTAACTAACATACCAACAGCATCAGCCCAACCTTCGATAGAGTCTCCAATTAAGAAACGTCGGGTTCTCTTTGGGTTTGGTTTGTTGATGGCCGGCAGTTTCTCAATATGGCTCCGCTGAACTGAATATCCAACGCCTGTTCCGCCTAATAAAAGGAACATAATCTCTCCAAATACACGAATATCGTCTATCGGAGCATAAGCGCAATTAAAGACACGATTGGGAGAGACTTCTATGGGTTTTCCTCCAAACTGCATTGATCGCATTGATGGCAATATCTCCTTGTCATAAACATATTGATATGCCCAGTCTATCTCTTTGTCTAAACTGGGAAATTTCTTAAGATGCATTTCCTTGTTTCTGGTAACTAATTCGACCCAGTTTTCTCTTCTCTGCTCCTCGGGCAGATATCTAGCGTACTTCATGTGTACAGTTATTTCTGATAATATTTTATTCGCAATTCCCATGTTGTTCTCCTTATTATTTTGATCCTGATAAATTTGAATATTTGTTCTTTAAATATGACAGGGCGTCTTTTGCACCCATCTGTGGTTCTTCTGGTGCTTCATCTAGGACTTTTATATTAACATTAGACCAATCAACAAAAGCATTGAACACAAGCCCATCAGGGCCATTTCTGTTCTTTGCAATAAATATGCGTCCCTTGTTGGACTGCTTATCTGTTGGTGTTCTAGAAAGTGAATAGATGAAGTCTGCTACGAAGCATTTGTTAAAGGCTTCTGATATGGATTCCATTGTGATAACTTCGGCATTAAGTCCACCCCTATTTGTTTGCGATGCTGTTAATACAGTACATTCGTGTTTTTGGGCTATGGCTCTAAGTTCTTCATAAATGTTTTCCAATTCATGCCTCTTTTCGGATGATGACTTTCTAGGTCTTAATAAATCCGCATAATCAACAATAACGACGTCAGGCTTGATACCACGCTTCATGAGCTTTTCAATGTGATTCTCAATGTTTTTCGTTGACGCTGATTTCGTCGGATACTCCTTAATAATTAGTCGACCTGCTACATCTTTTATCTTTTCCATGACGATATCTTTAGAATGTATCAAATCCTTTAATCCAACTCCTGTTATACAAGAGTCGTATCTTTGGCCCACAATAGTGTCTGCAAGCTCCAAGGTGTAGTGTACAACCGTCTTTCCAAGCTCTAAGGCTGTAGCCCCCTGATGGACTAAAACCATCGACTTACCGGCACCTGTTGGGGCAATAACAACGGATAGTTCTCTTACACCGAATCCTCCACAAGTTATCTCATCTAATTGCGGCCAACCGGTTGTTGTTGGACTTCGGGACTGGATTTCAAAACGGGCCTCTGCGTCTGTAATGTAATCATGACCAAAGTTGTTGTCTGTACCTAGTGTCAAGGCTGCTTGAATCTCTTTCTCGATCTCATCGAAAGAAGAGTTCTGGATGAGTTTTACTGACTTCATCATAGCCTTCTTCAGTGCTTGTTTACGACAGAAGTCTATGGACGTGTTAATAACGTGCTCTTTGTTCTCCACTGCTCGGGTTTTGAAACTGATGAATAATTTTTTCAGTCTTTCCCCAGTGCTCTTATCAAAACTCTTTACATTGCTTTTAATAAGAGATGCCATCATATCATAACTTGGATGTGGCGTTGGAGAGTACTTCTCCTTGTATTCTGTTAAGATCTGCACGAATGCTCTAATATCTACGCTTTCAAAGAAGTCGATCTCAAGCACTTCCATGATTTGATCGCAAAACGGGCGATCCTCCAACATAATCTGGCAAAGGCTCTCTTGAAAATGCCTTCCTCCGATATTACTAAATGTTTCTTTTCTATCCATATTTACCTCCGAATGTAATATTAAGTATAACACGTTTTACTGTATTGTCAAGAAATTATCTTTCTTAAAATTCGATAAAGGTTATCTAACTTCATCGTTATTTGGCCATCTGCCATTAAGAGCTTCTGAAGGCCTATTTTATTGAATTCTGGTTCGAAATTTTCTACTGCATAATCAATTTGTCTTATTGCATTCCCACCTATCAATGGATCATATAGTTGCATGATCTCATAGTTATGCTGAATCAATTCAGCGTGTTCGATAATTTTTGTGTGAGCGCTGATCTTTTTGTCTAAACCTTTGCAATAATCTGTGAGTGTTTTCACAGTTTGAACTTCCTCGTCAGCCATAAAAGGAAAACGACTCTTAATTGTTTTGAGACCAACTCGTGGTACCCCGCTAAGGTTGTCTGATTTGTCACCCGCAATAGCCCTAGCAAGAGCAAAATTGTTGGGATGAATACCATGTTCCGAGATAAGGTCGACCTTGTTGACAAGTTTCTTTTGTATTGGTCGATAAAGAGTTGTTCGTTCCCCAACTAGTTGGAAGAAGTCCCTATCACTTGAAATAATATACTTATGATATTCATGATACTTCTCATGATCATTGAGATAGGCGATTATATCATCGGCTTCCACATAATCAACAATAAGTTGTATGATTGGCATCTCATTGAGATATTCCATAAGCCTAACGTGTTGGTAGGCTTTATTATTCTCTTCTTCCGTCTCCGAAAGTTCAAACATCCTTCTATTGAACCGTACGGGCTTCCTACCTGCTTTGTAGCCCTTGTCCATATCTTTACGCTTTTGCGACCCTCCAGAGCCGTCCCATGCGATGATTATCTCATCGGCATCAAAGTCGTTGCAAGACTTTTGAAGAGATTTCAAGAAGCCAACGGCTCCTCCTATCATATTCCCCTTGGGGTCCATTGTTGGGTTTATTATGTATGATCTCAAAAACATATTGAGACCATCGATTATTATTAAGTTTTTCATTTATCCTCCGAATGTAAATATATTATAACACATTCTCATCTTTTGTCAAGTGAAAATGTTTTTTGTTTTGAATTTGGCCCCAGCCTTCTTCTTATGCGCTTGGGCTCTAGCTTTTTGGTTGAGTGGTTTTTTCTAATCTCATCTCTCTTTCTGGCTTTTTCTATTAAGCCATTGTCCAAATCTTCTTTATAGGCGCAATCTCTGCATGCTGTGTAATGATCTTCATCTCTCATATCAACATAACGATACATACCTTTTATCCATTTTTCAGTTGCTCTAGTTAAGAAAAACTCATCCTTATATCTGTTGTATTTATCAATATGATACTTATCGGTGATTTTGACAGAGACTTTATGTTCAACTATTTTAGGTTGACTAAACCCTGATTTGTTGTTCTTGCACCGTTTGTTGCGGCAGAAATAACTTCTTGATTTAAAGCCAAGATGAATATCACTATTATTGCAAACCGTGCAGTGTTTTTTCTTAACTATTTGTTCTTGAAATAATTGATCTTTAGGATATTCACCTAAGTGTTTTTTATACTCTTTTGAATACCCCAGATTTCGTTTTGTTTCAGATAAGTATTTCTTAAATGTCTTTGGATGCCAAGTGTGTTGTATTGTCAACCTTTCTGTTGATCCACATTTTTCGCAACATTGTTTTATTTTATTTTTTCTATTTTTTTTCCAAAGTTCAGTCTTCCAAGGCTTAAATGGTTTTTTTCTCATCTCTTTATTTCTAATCCAAAATGTACGAACTTTTATATTTCCAGATAGAAAATCATTTATATTTTCAAAGATATCTTTTTCATTCTTCATCTTACCTCCACTCCTGATGTATCGCCCAAGATCCTAAGATCGGCATAACGATAAATACAAGGGCAAAAACTGCCCACAAATATGTGTAATCCATTTTTTCCTCCGAATATAATATTAATATAACACGTTCTCATTATTTGTCAAGTAAAAAGATAAAAAAAACCCCCGATGGATTATCGGGGGCCAACATAGGAGAACTTACATGTTGTTATTCTTCATCTTCACCTTCTAGTTTGATATTTGAATTGCCTGTATCAAACTGTTCGATCAATTCATAGTCCATCATCTTGATGACCATTTCTCTAAACTTTTTATCTTCAAGCTTTCCTTTCCAGTCTTTTTGTCGGAACTTATGCTCCTTGCCCTTTGGGCCTTTAAGGTAACACCAACCTCCCCCAACTCGATAGGAGGATGACTGTTTGATGACTTCAAGCCAAGACTCTTCGTCCATTACGCCTATTCCGTCACCCCAAAGTATCTGAAAGCCACACATTCGATCTTGCGTTCCAAAGCGCGACTTCTTCAACTTTGCCTTTACTTCTGAGCCTATTCTCCGTCCACTTTCGTCAAAGACAAATGACTTTTTGGACTTTCTGGAGGTAAGCCAGATCCGAAGAGAAGACATATATTCTATGGCCTTTCCTCCGGGTGCGAACCAAGGTGTTGTCAATGCTTCCGCAATATTGTTTGTAATATTCGTTTTGAGTTGGTTTACAAGCAACAGGGCGCATTGTTGGTTTGCCAGAGGCAGTGTAAGTTTCCTAAAACCTTTTCCAAGTATCCTTGGTTTCATGGCCATGGTCGCTTGTGGGTTAAAGTTCCCTTCAATGTCTTTTTCACAGGCAGTAGCCGCTATTGAGTCCCAGATGAATAAAAACCTTTGTTCAGGGTAATCATTCATTAGGTCTTCGATTGTTCCTAACACCTTTTCAACTGTAATCGCCTGAGCGTACATCCAGTTGTTATCCAAGTCTATTCCAGACTCTTCAAGGAACATCGGGTCAATAGCAGACTCTGAGTCGAAATACACTACGAAAAGGTCTCTCTTCTGAGCGTTTGCCGCTATCTGTACTGCCATATAAGACTTACCAACAGAGGATTGACCAGCCAATTCGGTGATCTTTCCAACTGGTATTCCTGCCATTTTACCTTTGCAGATAATGGAGTCTAACCAGCGAGAGCCTGTTGGTATCCAGTCAATTACTTGAGTTGGATTTTTCTCTCTTAAATCAAAGGCCGCTTCAAGACCCATTGACTTATTAATTTTTCTTTTCATTTCTTTGATGTTAATTTTTCCTGCTTTCATTTGTATAAGTTCTCCCATATTGTTCTCTTTTCCTTGTTGTTATGGTATGAGGCATCTGATAACCGTTTGCCTCCCTGTCGGATGGAAAGGTTATTCAACCTCTTCCTCGGCAGTTTCTTCTTCTGGAACTACCTCCTCTTCTGGTGTTACCTCTTCCGACAATTCGGCAGAGTCTTCTTTATCTCCGCATCCAAACATGAGTGCTGAGAATAATATAAAATTCTTTTTCATTTTGTCTCCTTTATAATGAGAAAGGTGCCCTCCTTTATAGCCGGAGGGCGAGGCTTGGCTCCGTTATCCCATTAACTTTTCGAAAGCATCATTGACTGCGTCAGTCCCATACTTTGCTGTTTCGGATGAACGACCTTCGGAGGTGGTCTCGTTCGATAAGAACTCATCCAGAATAGCTTGAACTTCATCGGAGGATTTGCGTTCAAACAAGCCCGATACATCGGGCACAGAGTCAAGTAGAGCTTCGCAATCTGCGACATCATCATCACACAAAACCGATGGTCGTCTACGAGGCTTAAGAATGGTCTTTGGAAAAGAGCCGGGTGTGCCGGGGACGTTATAGTTAAGAACTATATCGGTACCGACCTCGGAGTCTGTAATATCACCATAATCTGGGTCTAGAACAAGTCCGAGAAGAGTTTCATATGCCATCTTGCCATAAGACCAGACTCGCACTCCATCAGCTTCTTCCCCTCGAACCAATATCGGAGAAAAGTAGCGTTTACGAACAAACAATTTCTTTGCTTCTCGTTTGGCAGTATCGTCGTTATTTTGTACTCCATCTCTCCAAAGTTGAGAGGCAAAGTTGCAAATAGGACAATCTTCTCCGTGGTTTGCTTTAGGGCAGAGGATTCCGGGATTCTTCCCTACATTGTAGTGAAAATGATACTCTTTAAATGGATCCCCATCTTTTGTGGGTAAAATACGAATAGTTTGATCGCCCTCACTTGGACGCCATTTCGTATTGTTTCTTGACGCTTTCACGCCGTTCTTACTTGCGTTTAATTTAGCTCGCATTGCTTCTAAGTTTATAGCCATGTTTTCTCCTTTGTTAATTTTAGATGACTTATTTGTCTAAGGCAGAGAGCTAAATATCGCTCCCAACCAGTTTGCTTCTATTTGAGGCCTCAATAAGAAGATAAAGGCACCGAGTTTTTTTACGAACGTTGGTTATCTCGGCCAACAACTAAGAATACAAATTATTAAGTATTAAGTTTTTTTTATATTTATGAATGTTACGCTAGTGTTACTATCCGTTGATAGTTACTTCTTGTCTCGTATGAGTTGGTGCTGTAACTACGGTGTCATGGTTAAAGACTCTCCAGCCATTTTGATCAAGATCGAAGACTACTTCGTGTTTTGAGTCAAGGTATTGAGGCTTTTGGCCAGATCCTCGAAGGGATTGAGGGACCGCATTTTCCTTAATAAAACGCATAGAACGAGTTGTGCCGTCGCGTTTTACGAAGCTACCGCTATAGACGTTAGCATTGATTGTGATTGTATTATTAGACATATTTCCTCCTCAGGTGTTAGTTGTCAATTTTGTTAGAGAGTTGATGTTTCGGTTGACCTCCCAGAACAACCATCGTGTTATTAATATAACATGTTTTAACATTTTGTCAAGTATTTTTTTTATTTTTTTTATCAGCGATGTGAGAGCGACCTTAATAAAGGTTTTTGTTTTATTGTATTTATATTATAACATACTTTCATAAGTTTGTCAAATTATTTTTTTACTTTTTTTCGAGTGTCTATTTGGAACGTCGAATTTTGGAAACAAATCAGATTTATACTTGTTAACACTGAATGACTTGGTTGGGATCTTTGAATAGTTTGAGATATGATAGTAGTGGGTTTTTCCCTCTCTATTAACTCCAACTAACCACTCAATGCCATGTTGTGCATAATCTATTGAGTTTCTTGTTTTTCCATTATGACTGACTCTTTCACCGGAGCGGTCAATGACTTTTGAGATAGAATTTCCAGACATTGTTTTGACTTGAACTCTCTCAAACCTTCCATTTCCCCGATCAACTACTAAGTCATAAATTGAATCTCTGGAACTAGGTTCTAGAATGATCCAGCCCTTATCAATAAGGTCGAGTTTAACTATCGTCTGGTTTTTATCACCAGAACGGTTTGATGTGTCTCTATATGCCATTGTGTCTCCGATATTTATATTATAACATACTTTGGTATATTTGTCAAATTATTTTTTTATTTTTTTTTATAATCTTATTACTTTTGGTTCCTTGCGAAAACCAAATGTTATAAGAATTCCCACGGGGTCCATGGAATAACCATAACATGCTTCTATTGAAATAGAGAATGATCTCTTTTTCTTATAAAGCTCTACTTGTGGTCCAAAAGCCAAAGGATAAAGTCTAAGACCCATGCCTATTCGAGACTTATCAAGTTGAACACCAGTTACTGCTTTTACAGTCAGTAACGTTGGAAATGCAACTCCATATTGAAATTCC